GGGTATTCCCAGGCAGGCCCCAATGAACTTGCACAATGCCACGACATAGGGTTCGAACTGTTCAGAAGGACCAGCACCAATGGGGAACTTGATCTGGTCTCCCGGACGCATCCAATTAATAATTGCAGGTCCCAACTTGACATCATATTGATTACCTCCCAAGAAATCCTCCACATTTTCATCCTGAACCAGTCGATCAAACATTTCTGAGGAGGGCATAGCAGACTCGACAAAAGCAGTGAAATAGCTTTTGATGACATTTTGAATCGTGGTGGATTCAATATATCGTTGCATCTGCTTTAGTTCTGTCAGGCATTTGGACATTAGAGGAACTCCGCGTCGTTGCTCAGGTCGTTCCATTTCTGCAACTAACAAAGCGACTGGTCTGCCTGTTTCCTCCCCAAAAGCGGGAATCCTTATGTACTCATCAAGTTGAATGGGAATCAAACCCCCCGCGGTATAGGGATGTCGTGGCGCCAACCAATAGGCCTCCACCTCTCCATCGTTCGACAATTCCACCCCTCCATAGATGTCCGGAACGTGTTCCTCCTCCAATAACACATTTCCATTCCCACTTGTACCACCCAACATTCCAAAACCATATTGCTGATCGGCACTGGCAACCCTATCGGCCTCGATCAATCGGATCTTGGTATCATAGACCGCTCCCAGCCTTGACTTCATGGGAAGTAATCCCAACACATCTCCACTAATCGCCATGTTAATAAGGGCCAACCTGGTCAACTCATAAAAGGTATGTCGCCTATTCCAATCACACTCGAGGGTGTCCGCAAAAAGATCGAACTCCTTCTTAATTAGATCATTAAGACCCTCTGCCTCCTCCGCATCAATGTCCAAATACTCCGCATCTATTTGGGGTATGGGTACCAAACCATTTCCAATCGCATTGTCGGCAAGGGTTAAAACCGCCGCACCCGCGATAGGACTACCCATAAAAAGGTCCCTACTACGAACCCGAAGAAGGGGCAAATTATAAATAATATCGTCATCAGCCGAACCTGAGGCGGCATACCACGCGGCATTAGCGATTTTATTTCTGGAGGCTCCATAGTTACCATACCCCAATCTGTTGGAGAAACCAATTCCCGCTCCCCATCTTGGATAACGATGGGGCACACCCGGTGCTGCGCCGGGCAATTGATTTTTAACCGAAACCTTTTTAGAAATCGTTTTCATGTATCAGTGGGACAACCACGTCTGGCAATAATGCTTCCCCCATAAATTGCTGCCTCCAACATGTTGGTCCAAAAACCCAATAGGTCCTGTAACTCCCTTATGGTAAATCTTCGAAGACTTCTACTCCCTATTCGGTACTCCACCACCCCCGTCGCCATTGCCTTCCTCATACCATCCAAAATTGCATCGATCATCTCCTGGCATAACGCAGGAGGATAAATCCATCCAATCACGGATGTACCGGGAGGTATCTGCCAAAAGACCGGACCTGTGTACTGTATAGGCATACTAGTTTTAATAACCGTTATTAATCTCCTGCCCGCAAGCGAAGCAGCCCACCTACGGGCAGAAGTACCAACCAACATAACTAACCAACTTAAATACCCAGATAGCTCAGGGTAGTCCCCTAGCTATATAATAATTTACCATATTACCTTCAGGTCGTCAACTTTTATTTTCTGGAGGTAAAAAATTAGGCAACCAAGTTTGTGAGAGTAAAACCTAGACTTACTCCTCTCACCTTTAGATTGATAATTCGCAAATCCAATTTGTTTCCATTTATGAATTCGATGGTAGTGGTAGAATGAAAGTCACCATTCAACAATTCCCTTTGAAAAGTCTTAAACCGACGATTACCCGTTACCCTATGATAACCCTTACGAGGATGATACCTCCAACCAGTACTGCCATTTTGACCATACTTCCGCCACAATGCCAATCCATAACGATCCACCACCAACACCTTATTCTTGGCAACAGGTATGGCAATCCCCACCAGATCCACTTTGTTTAGGTTGAAGGTTTTCATGTTGCTGTTGTTTTCCAAATTGCCTTACCTTCTCTACAATAATATCTCTCTCTTCGGAGGTCCAATCTCCGCCCTTTTCAAAAGGAAGTTCCTCCTGCGCCATATCTTGTTTTGACTCGAGTCTCTTCTCGTCCAGACTCACCAGTTTCTGATACATCGAGCCCTCCGATTGTTCCTGATCCATAACGCCTACCTGTCCTTCCAGTTTTAGTTTTTATTTCTGACTTCTGTACAACAATAGTTTTATCGCCAATCTCTACCTGTTCAATATCGTTAGGTAAAAACGTTATTACATCCCGGGGCATTTGCTCCAATCTTACCTTCAAATATTCCAAGGCAGCCCTTGCGTAATTCCTACAATCCAATGCCTCGTTGGGATCCATCTTGTTCTTGGTCCACCTGTACTCGGCAAAGCCACTTTTGTTGTAGGTCAACTCTCTTTGTTCACTAACTATCTCTTCAAAGTATTCGAGGGTGTAACCACAACAGGGCATTCCATTTTCCCGCATGGGCCAATGGCAATATCCCGGACCCGGTTTCTCGATTGACAATCTAGAATGAAATTCATCCTTCAAGGTGTCTACTCCCAACTTGATGAGCCAGATTCCTTCGACCACTTTAGGACGTCTTCTGGCCTTCCCTCCAATAATAATAGGTTGACCCTGCCCTCCGACACCCTTGATTGCAAATACGCGAGGATGTCGAAGTTTGCAGTATTTATAGACATCGTCGGTGCAGTGTCCCTGACTATCAATAAACACGAGCCTCGTTCGAATATAGCTACCGTCTGCATATCTCCATATCCTGTTATAAACAAATTGATCTAACTGTTTCCAAACCTCGGAATCGGGAACCCTAGGATCTCCCTGAAACTCCCCCGTCTCAATTCCCCAACTCTCTCTGCCCCTGCCCCAGCCCGTAACATCATAGGCAATAAACGAATCCTGAACATCTACTCCTGCGGTGATAAGTATAACTCCCTCAGGTACCTCACAACCAGGATGGCATCCGTATACCTCCCGGCGGTCATGGTAGAGATCGATGTCAACACGCTTTCCCTTACGTTTGTACTGTTTCGCCAACTTACTATTAACGAAGACTCGCAACAAACCGTCATCGCCAATATCAGCCATTCGTTTACAATTTTGGTAGTCCTCACATAAATCCACCTTCCAATCTAGCCAGGGAGAATCCAATCCCGTCATCCAATAAGATGCGGTAGTGGGGTGTTCAATAAGATGATGATGCCATCTAAACTCCGATCTATGCCACTGCCATTGCGGAAAATAACTACCACATTTCTCGCAACATAGTGTGCCACTATCCAAATCCATTCGATCAAAATCTAGGATCTGAAAGTGGGCACAATTAAAATTAGGACACATCCTTTCAAGACGAGCCTGGGTACCGTCCTCCCAAAATGGGATGATTCCGCTTTCACCCTCCTCATTACTTGGACTAGATAATAAGATTTCCTTCCTATCAAAAAAGGTTGTCGTTCTACTAAGTGCAAGTTTAACTGGGTTACCCTGTCTGCTGGCATTCTGTATACACAAATCCACTTCATCCACTATAACGATGGGAACGGGCCTCGAGGACAATCCCGTGGTCGAGTTAGCCCCCACCATATTAAGAAACCCTCCGGGATACTTTTTCTTTTTAACGGTCGAAGCAAAGGTACCCCTTCTCATTTTACCAATCTCAACTACCTTGTCGGCAATCGCCGGCGTTACCATAATCATGGGTTCCAACCTCTCTTTCGAAAATGATTCGCAAGAGTCCAAAGTTGGAAAAACCACCAACATTGAACGAGGATTAATATCAATGGTATATCCAATAACATTAAGAACACAGGCCTCCGATCCGCCACTTTGTGTGGGCTTCACCAGCACCACCCTTCGATATCTTGAATTGGGACTACAGGAATCCATAACCTCACGCATGGGCTCAAACTTCGAGGTATGCCATTTACCCGGTTCAGCGGCAAATTCGGTAGAGATATGCCGATAGGCATCTGCCCATTCCGAAACCGTTATGATGGGGGGCGGAGAAAGTAATCTAAATCCTCGAACCCAATCATCCATTCCCCTTGGTGATCTATCATCCCATCCATGTATGAGGTCGGCGATGAGGGCCCTAACCTTGAGAATCTTCTCCAGATTCTTTTGGGATAACTTCTTAAAACGTTTTACAAAGAGATTCTTACTCCCCTGTTCCTTCCATCTATGTGCTCTATGTATTGGCATTTAATAACAGTTATTAATCGGGTGTTGGAGGGTTTTTCTTTATCCAATCGGCCGCTCTATTTAGCCATGCACCGTAGGTTATTATATCTGGTGGAGGCTCTGGTGGTGGTTCCGGAGGTAATGGAGGCGGAGGCGGTTCTCCCTCCAGCACACGTAAGGGATGCGGATAGGTATAGGGAGTCCATCCTGGTTTGGGACCCGCATCAACATAAAAGTCCCTACCCCGTTGTAGGTAATTAGATAGCTGCTGACCATTACCGCATTGATCTGGCATGAAGGGACGTAACACGACATAGGTATCCGCCTGTGCCCCTGGACCTCTATTATCCCAAATGTAAACAGGATCTAGTTTCGCCCCTCTACCATTGGGTCGAAAGAAACCCGGATTACCATCATCCAGCAAACTAGGATTACCTCTAACTCTTCCCCAGTTAGCATTGTTATCCTCCCATGACCATCCAGTCTGCCTTGGCGCGGGATATTCAACGGGGCAGAAAACTCCCCCTGCATTATCGTTGGCACTTCGAGTAATCGACATAACAGTTAGTAGAATTTGACTACCACCCGCCCAAGGAACTAGGGCCATATCATTGCCAGTAATAACTCCCGTTCCCCCTCTAACATGTACCCAAAAGGCTATATTCTGAGGATTACCAGAAGAGATGCGAAAGGTATTATTATAGACCTCAAAGCTAGATGCTCCCAATGGCGAGGTCTCCTGGCCATGACTACCCAACCCGGCATCCTGTACGATGTTATGTCGAAAGACCATTCTGGCATTGTCACTAAAATCGGTGCAACCAATAGATGAATTCAAAAACTCGCAATCCTCAAGATAGGTGTTAGATAGGCCATTGGTATCTTGGGCACCTAACGTCAGGGGTCTTCGCCACAATTCATAATTGCCGGGACTGCCCACCAACATTATAACTCCCCCCATTCCATGTTGACTACCACTGCCAATGAATCGAGTGTTCCAAACCAAGATGCCATTACTTAGACATTGTAGACTCCAATTAAAAATTCCATTTTGATCAAAGGTACAATCGTGAATTCTAACCGTATTATTGGTGGTTTCTCTTCGAGCGGCATTCATCAGAAATCCCCTACCACCACCGACATTCGAAACCTGAACTAGCCTTAATCCGGAAACTGTTACATGTCCACTATCTCTTGCCCAAGCAGAGATCATAGATCCATTGGCATTATGTCGAAGAACTGCGCCCTCTTCTCCTATTAGGGTAATCGCCTTATGAAGATTCAGGGTACCATTCCAATTATAAACTCCGCCAGGAATGGCCACCGCAACGGTCCCATCATCAGGGGCCTCATTAACCTTTGCCTGTACATCGGCAAGTGATCCATTTGTTTTTACTACATTCATAACCGTTATTATTCTCGTCCATCTTCCCAATACTCGGCAAATGAGGAGGTAGTTTCCCATACAACCACCTTCATTAACCTGACACTTTCTCGAAGTATGTAGGGATACTTATCCCTTACATAATCCTTCAAACCTTTTTTAAAAACCTGATAAATCTCATGGGCCATTACCTCGGTGGTGGGATCACCATCATAAGGAATTACCCTCGGACTATATTCCTTTTCAAATACGGGATACATGGGATCCTCCTTGTTGATACACATCGCATGATCCAACGAATCTAAATACTCCCCTATTACCAACTTAGGAATCTTAAAGTCACAAACCATCTCATGAGCATCCAAATCAGCTGCTGTTAAATAAATTTCCACCTTGCGAGTATGACCATGCGGGAACTTGCATTTGTCGGGGTGTTTGGTCAACAGGTGACCATTTTCAATTTCAAACGTTTTACAAATCAGGTAGGGCATTAGGTTCCTTTCGTATTTCCATACAACTCTATTTGCAATCGTTGGCAATATCTCCAACCATATTCCTTACAAAGGTTGGAAACCCAACCACTTCTAGATTTAAGGGTTGCGCTATCCACCCCCTCGGGCATTAACATTATTTGACTTCTCTCGATGTCATGGTCCTGTAACACCTTCAACAGGGCCAATATCTCTGCAACATCCTGCTCAGTGGCCACCACAAACTTTAACTGACAATGATACCAGTTAAGCCATTCGGCAATGACATCGGGTTGCATTCGCAACCTCTC